ATCGGCAGAAAGGCCGCGAGGCACGGCCCGGTGCAGCGCACCCTTGGTGTAGCAAACGCATTCCGCCATCGGGCAGGCCAGGCTAAGACCTGGCGCTGCCCACCTGACCAGCAAACTAGTCATGTGACAAAGTGACTACAGTTGTCGACAAGTGTGGTGAGTTTGTCACACGCCTGAAACGAAACGCCCCGCGGACCGTGAGGTCGACGCGGGGCGCTTCCGGGGGTTCAGTCAGGTCGCGCCGCGCTCGGCGGCGACTTGCCGCTCTGCCTCGTCAGAGAGGCGCGCCTGACGCGGGAAACATACCCCGGAAACAGAACGACCGCAAGCGTGCTTGCGGCCGTCTGCGAATTTCGCTTGCATGCCCCGAGGGATCGGTATCATGCAGCCAGCTAATCCAATCCGGTCGCATTGTACCGCAGGTGCCTTCAGGGGCAACAATGCCGCACGCAGCTCTCGGCGCGGTAGGGGAGCATGGATGTAGACGCAGGGCATGACCCTATCCTGCGCCGCCCGAAAGGGTGCGCTCCCCGACGATGGCAGCGGCTGGCAGTCCTCCAGCGAAATGGTGAAAATCGTCGCTACGACTGACAGCGCGGCTCCGTGTGGGCTGATCGTGGTGGCCCCCTTGCGGGGTCACGCCCTCTGCGCTCACCATGTGAACTGAAATCCGTGGTTCGGGGGGCGCGAAGCGCCCCGCAGAGTCCTGAGCGAAGCGAAGGACGGATCGGAATAATCCCTCCCCTGTCGCCGGCTCACCCCAGGCGCCGCGAGTGGAGCGAAGCGGAGCCGCAGGCGAAGCGCAGCGGAGCGCAGCGAGCGGCGTCCTGAAAAACCATCGTTTCATTGCGAAACGCGAAACGAAACGAACGCTTTGTAGCATCGCCCGCATGGCGGGAAAGCGCAGACCGAAGCACAACCCCATCCTCCTGGCGCAGTTCGATGACTGCCTCCTCGGGATCATGTACCCCCGCCCCGACGAGGAGAACTGCATACCCGTCGCCGTATACAGCGCCGAGATGATCGCCGCACGCCTGCGCGACAACGAGAACATGTCGATGGCCGAGGCACGCTGCTTCGTCACCGACCGAATCGAGCAGAATTACCTTGGCCCCGGCACCCCTAGGATCATCTGGCCGGCAACCGCCGAGGATTTCGGTGAAGTCATCACCTCGCAGTGATATACTGCGGGCAATGAATATCGGCTCGTATGAGGACGTGAAGGCCGCGATCACGCATGGCCTCACCTCCGCAGGAACCACGCGAAGCGCACTCGCACGCCGACTTGAGGCACAGGGCGCCCTACGAGCGCACACCGTGCAGTGCCTCCTGTCCACGGCCCCCGTAATCGGCCGTAGACGCCCCACGTTCGATTCCGTCCTCAAGATCGCCCACGCAGCCGGGTTCGAGCTCCGGCTCGTCCTGAAGGATTCCTGATGCCCAGCCAAGCCAGGAAGCCTTGGACTCCGGGCGATTTGGCGAAGGCTGTCGCAGAATCCAAGTCAGTCGATGAGGTCGCTGAAAGACTGGGACGAACAAGGTTCGCGATATATTCCCGCGCACATGTTGAAGGCGTGTCGCTGGTTCATTTCATGCCGCAGAGAAAGATGTGTAAGCCCGAGTATCGGCGGCAGTATTACAAGCGCACCAAGAACATCCGAGACGCTTACTGCCGAAACTGGCGCAGGAAAGCAAGGCTGGAACTGATTGCGAAGTTCGGCGGCAAGTGCGCCCACTGCATGATCGACAATCCGGATGTGCTTGATTTTGACCACATCCACAACGATGGACACAAAGATCCAAAGCGGAACATCGTGTTTCTGGTCAAAGAGAAACCGGAACGATTCCAGCTGCTCTGCAAGAATTGCAACTGGCTCAAGGAACTGAACAGGAGAATCAATGCCCAGCAAGTCACCGTCGCAGCGACGTCTGATGCAGGCCGCAGCTCATAACAGAGCCTTCGCCAAGAAGGTCGGCGTCCCCATGAAGGTCGCGAAGAAGTTCAACCGCGCCGACGTCCGCGCAAAGGGCAAGCGGAAGAAGTGACCACCCTCGTCGCCTACGACGACAACGGCCGCCGCGTCGGACAGACCCATCACAATGCCACGATCACGGACGAAACCGTCACCCTCATCCGCGAGCTCCACGAAGACCGTGGATGGGGCTATCGTCGCATCGCCAAGCACCTCTCCCTCCGCTGGCAAACGGTCGCGAAGATCGCCCGCTACCAGCGCCGCTCCGCAGTCCCCACCGCCTGGCGGCGACCTCGTCGTGCGGCGGAAGGTCGGACGCCCGTTGGGAACGACGGTCCCCGTCCCGCAGGACAAGGCTGACTCCCTCGTCAAGTGGATCTCCGAAGGCCGGCCCCTGCGCGAATGGTGCAGGATTGACGGAAACCCGCACTTCACGGCGGTTTACGACTGGATGGACAAGGACCCGGATTTCGCCCTACGCATCGCACGCGCACGCGAAGATGGGCACGACATCATCGCCGACCAGTGCATGGCGCTGTCGGACATCCAGCCGCTTGACCAGGTCGAGGTGGCGTGGCGTCGGCTCCAGGTCGATACCCGCCTGAAGCTCCTCGCCAAGTGGAACCCGAAGAAGTACGGCGACCGCCAGCACCTTGACCATGGCGGGAACATCGTCCTGAACGTCATTACTGGCGTCCCGGATGCCTGAGACGATCCGGCTCGGCTACGAGCCCAGGACGTGGCAGCGCAAGTGCCACCTCGAGCGCCGCCGTTTCACCGTCCTCGCCCTGCACCGACGCGCTGGCAAGACCGAGCTGGCGCTCATGGAACTCATGCACCGGGCGGTGAAGTTCACCGACGAACTGGGGTTCTTCGTATACGTCGCCCCGTTCCTGAAGCAGGCGAAGGCCATTGCCTGGGCGCGCCTGAAGCAGAAGCTCGACCCGTTCATCCGCTCGGCCGCCGTCGAGATCAACGAGGCCGACCTGGCCGTCACCTTCAAGCACAACAAGGCCACGATCCGCCTGTTCGGTGGCGACAACCCGGACGCCCTCCGCGGCGTGCGCCTCGACGGCTGCGTCATCGACGAGGTCGCGCAGATCAAGCCCGAGGTCTGGAACGACATCCTCCAGCCCGCCCTCTCCGACCGCAAGGGATGGGCCATGTTCATCGGCACCCCCGCCGGGATCAACCTGTTCAGCGAGCTGTTCTACCGGGCGGGCTCCCTGCCAGACTGGTATGCGGCGAGGTACACGGTCCACGACACGGACGCGCTCGACGCCGAGGAGGTCGCACGACTCCAGCGCGACATGCCCGAGCAGGCGTTCGCACGCGAGTACCTCTGCGACTTCAGCGCCGCCGGCGATGACCAGCTCATCAGCCTGTCCGAGGCCGATGCCGCCGCAAGCCGCCGATACCAGGACGGGGACGTCCTCGAGTTCCCGCTGGTGATCGGCGTCGACCCGGCCCGGTTCGGGGATGACCGCAGCGTCATCGTCCTGCGCCAGGGCCTGCGGATGGAAGACCCGGTCATCCGGCAGGGGATCGACAACATGAACCTCGCGGCCATCGTCGCCAGCATCATCGAGGACCGCGACCCGGATGCCGTGTTCATCGACGCAGGCGCCGGCTCGGGCGTCATCGACCGCCTGCGCCAGCTCGGCTACGAGGTCACCGAAGTGCCCTTCGGCGGCAAGGCCACGTTCCCCAACCTGTTCGTCAACAAGCGCACCGAGATGTGGTGGGCCGTCAAGGAATGGCTCGAGAACGGCGGCAGCATCCCCAAGGACACGACCCTCGCGCAGGAGCTGTCCACCCCGATGTACTGGTACGACGCGGTCGGCAAGCGCGTCCTGGAGTCGAAGGATGACATCAAGAAGCGGCTTCAGGGCGGCGGCAGCCCGGACATCGCGGACGCGCTCGCGCTCACCTTCGCCTACCCGGTCGCCAAGATGCTGCCTCGCGAGGTGCGCGAGCGGCTCGACCCAAAGCCCAAGGAGTACGACCCGTACTCCGAGATGCGGTGAGTACCCGTAACCGATGATGGGAGGAATACAGTCATGCCCGTAAGGCTCGCGACTGCGGACGATCTCGACGTGATCGCCGCGATGGGACAACGGTTCTTCGCAGGCACCCGCTATGCAGCAGCACTTTCGCCAAGCCACGAGGACATGCGAGCCGCCATCGGCGCTGTCTTCGAGCATGGTCGTGTGTGGGTGGCGGAAGTTGACGGCGTTCCTCGCGGCTTCCTGGCAGCGATTCTCCAGCCCGTCTGGTTCAGCCCCGGCGCCCGCGTCGCACTCGAAACCTCGTGGTGGATGGACGAAGATGTCCGAGGACGAGTTGAAGGCGTGCGGATGCTGGCAGAATTCGAGCGTTGGGCCAAGGAAGAAGGCGCGAAAGCCATCTGCATGTCGGACATCGTCCTCGAAGGGGAAAGCGCGGCGGAGCGCATCCTGACGAGGCTCGGGTACAGGATCACCGAACGGACGTTCACGAAAGGACTGTGATGGAAGGACACTCGCTCCGACGCCACCGCGACCTTGCCGCCCGCCATGAGCGGCGGTTCGTTATCTCGGGCATTGCCTCGCTCCTGGGAACCATCGGCGCCGGCCTCGGCGCTGCGGCAGGCATCGGAGGCGCGGCAGCAGGCGGATCGGCGCTCGCGACCGGGCTCGCGGCCGCCGGCGCAGCAGCGGCAGCAGCAGGCACGGGCTACGGCATCGCGGCGGGCGAGAGCGGCAAGAAGGCGCAGGCGCAGGCAATGAAGGAGCAGCGCACCGCGCAGGAAGCCACCGCAGCGCAGGCACGCAGCCAGCAGCGACAGTCGCAGCAGGCCATGGCAGCCGCCACCCGCGCACAGCCCGACGTCGCAGGCATCATGCAGCAGGCGGGCGCCGAGGGCGGCCCCACCACCACCATGCTCACCGGGCCGATGGGCGTCAACCCGCAAGACCTCCAGCTGGGGCGCCAGACGCTCCTCGGAGGCTGAGTGAGCCAGTACGTCGGCGACGGCCAGAGCTACGAGGATGCGCCCACGCGGGACAAGCTGTTCACCCGCTGGGGCCAGCTCAAGTCCGAGCGTGCGTCCTGGTACGCGCACTGGCAGGAGCTCACGTCCTACATCCTGCCGCGCAACGGCCGCTACTTCCGCCAGGACCGAGACAAGGGCTGGCGCCGCCACAACAACATCTACGACAACACCGGGACGCGTGCGCTCCGCACGCTCGGCGCCGGCATGATGTCGGGCGCCACGAGCCCGGCCCGCCAGTGGTTCCGGCTCGCCACCCCTGACCCGGAGCTCAATTCCTTTGACCCGGTCAAGCTGTGGCTCGATGACGTCACCAAGCGCATGCAGCGCGTGTTCCAGAAGTCGAACACCTACCGCTCGCTGCACATGATGTACGAGGAGCTCGGCACCTTCGGCACCGCAGCGTCCATCGTGCTCCCGGACTACGAGCAGGTCATCCACCACTACCCGCTGACCTGCGGCGAGTACTGCATCTCGACCGACGCCAAGGGCCGAGTCTGCACGCTCTACCGCGAGTTCGACATGACGGTGTCGCAGATCGTCAAGGAGTTCGGCCTCGAGAACTGCTCCGTCACCGTGCGGAACATGTATTCGAACGGCACCCTCGACCAGTGGGTGCCCGTGATCCACGCCATCGAGCCGCGTGCAGACCGCGACATGGGCAAGCGCGACTCGCGCAACATGCCCTACGGGTCGTGGTACTTCGAGGTCGGCGGCGAGGACGGCAAGTTCCTGCGCGAGAGCGGGTTCATGCAGTTCCCGGCCGTTGTCCCCCGCTGGGCCGTGGTCGGAGGCGACATCTACGGCCACAGCCCGGGCATGGAGGCGCTCGGCGACGTCAAGCAGCTCCAGCACGAGCAGCTCCGCAAGGCGCAGGCCATCGACTACCAGACGAAGCCGCCCCTCCAGGTGCCGGCGTCGATGAAGAACCGCGACATTGAGATGCTCCCGGGCGGGATCTCCTACTACGACGGCGCGGCCAACAACGGGATCAAGACCGCGTTCGAGGTGAACCTCAACCTCCAGTACCTCCTGAACGACATCATGGACTGCCGCGAGCGCGTGCGGGGCGCGTTCTACGCGGACCTGTTCCTGATGCTCGCCAACGCCGGCCCGAACACGCGGATGACCGCCACCGAGGTCGCAGAGCGCCACGAGGAGAAGCTCATCATGCTCGGCCCCGTGCTCGAGCGCCTGCACAATGAGCTGCTCGCCCCGCTCGTCGACACGACATTCACCCGCATGGTGCAGGCCGGGATCGTCCCGCCTGCGCCGCAGGAATTGCAGGGAATGGACCTGAACATCGAGTTCGTGTCCATGCTGGCGCAGGCGCAGCGCGCCATCGGAACGAACGCGGTCGACCGCTTCGTCGGGAACCTCGGCGCCATCGCGCAGATGAAGCCCGACATCCTTGACAAGTTCGACCAGGATGAGTGGGCCGACGTGTATGCCGACATGCTCGGCATCGACCCGGCCCTCATCATCGCGGACAAGGACGTCGCGCTCATCCGCCAGGCGCGGGCGCAGGCGATGGCCGCGAAGGAGCAGGCGGCCGTCATGCAGCAGCAGTCGCAGACGGTCAAGAACATGGCGCAGTCGCCGACAGGCGGCGACAACGCCCTCACCGACATCACGAACATGTTCTCGGGGTATGGCTCCCCGAGCGCAGTGGAGGTCTGAACATGGCACGGCTCAAGAACCCAAATTCACCCTGGCTCTACGATAACGTGACCGGAGACATCGTCGGCGTCAAGGACGAGGATGGTGGCGAGAAGTACTTCCCGATCATGCGGAACGAGCCGACTTACGCCACTACAACCACAGCTGTGTCAATCGTCGCTCCTGCCGCGACTTTCACTACGTTGAGTTACGAGGACAGCAGCGGCAGCGTGCGTCTGACAAGTGCCGGCGTCCACGGCCTCACGAATGCTGTCGCGCAGAACAAGCTTGTAAGCGTCACTTGGGCTGGCGGTACTGGCGTCAACGGCCTGTACACCGTCACCGATGTCAGCGCGGCCACTACGAAGATCACCATCAACTACCCGCACGCTGCCGGTCTCGGCACTCCAACCGTGACGGTTGTCGGTAACGACATTACTCTTGCTTCGGTGACCATTCCGGCGAACGCGATCAAGCCCGGCATGGAACTTGAGATTGACGCGCTGTTTGCGATGACGGGAAGCGCCAACAACAAGATCTTCAAGATCAACATCGGCGATGCCGGATGGTATTCGCAGACTGTTGCCGCATCGAACGTGAGCTTGTCCGTTGATAAGCAGGCGTGGGCGAACACAGCCACGACCATAGTTTCAAACGCTCTTGCGGCAGCCGGACACGGTGTGTCAACTGGCGCAAACGTCACCATGACCCCGACTGGCGGATTCGGCATCGCGCAGACGTTCGCCATCACCGGGCAGATTGCAACCGCCAACGAGTTCATCACGCTTGAGGCATGGAATTTCAATATCACCAGCGCGTGACAGTACCCGTAAACATTAGTTACAGGGATACAGTCCAACCGTGAGCAATTACGACCCCCTCGACCTGCGGGGCCAGGAACGCGAACGAGCCGACAAGGAGCTCAGGGAGCGCCTGGACAGGCAGAACGAGGAGGCCGACGTGAAGTGGCTCATGTCGCAGAAGCGCGGCAGGCGCATGGCCTGGCGCATTCTCGACCACGCGGGCGTGTTCCGATCTACCTTCGCGGCCAACGCCATGCAGATGGCATTCGCGGAAGGGAACCGGAACGGCGGGTTGAGGCTCCTCGGCCTCATCCACTCCGCGTGCCCCGAGCAGTACCACGTGATGATGAAGGAACACCAGGATGACGGAACCAACGATGATGGAAACAGCCGCGGCAATCACTGAAGCAGCTGCACCA